GGTCGCTAATTCGGCTATATGGACGATAGGCGTAAACCGACGCCTCGTTTGGTGGGGTGGGTTAGGAATTGAACCCAACTCTATATCTCCCTACGGGGGAGCGCGTCACCGTGCGCCACCACCCCATAAAAGGGCTGTTAGGGGGACCTCTCGTTCCACTGATTAGCGTGTCTGCTCTCCACGCCGCCGCACTCACCGCATGGATGGCACCGATGCCCGACATGTACAACAACTTTGGGACGGACCTCTCGGCAAGCCCAAGCGGCGATCTGCTGACTGTCGGTGGCACCGTGTTAGGGCAGCAGAGAGTGCTGCGGCGGTTGCTTACAAACAGAGGCGAGTATCTTTGGCATGTCGGCTACGGCGCCGGGCTGCCGCAGTTCATCGGCCAGCCGGCCAGCGCCGCGCAGATTCAGGGGATCGTACAGCAGCAGATGCTCCTTGAAGAAGTCGTTGCGCAGATGCCTCCGCCTTCCGTGAGCGTCAGCTACTACCCGGACGGGACTTTCTTTGTGAGCATTTCCTATACCGATGCGCAAACAGGAACGCCCTTGCTGCTTGAATTCGACGTGAACACCTGAGGGCAGCAGCATGGCGGTATCGGTCCAGAACTTCGTCACGCTGGTGGAAAACCAAGTGGCGGCGATACAGGGCTTCTGCGCGACGCTGCTGGATTTCACTGTCGGCTCGATCCTGCGCGCTCTCGTGGAGAGCAACGCCGGACAGGGACTGTTCCTCCAGGCGCAGGCCCTGCAGGTTGCGGCACTCACGCGGGCTGCGACATCGCAGGGCGCAGATCTCGACAGCTTCTTCGGAGACTTCGGGTTTACACGGCTTCCTGCGTCTGGATCGACCGGACAGGAAACGTTCACAAGGTTTACGCCGACCCAGCAGGTGCAGCTTCCGGTCGGAACTGTCGTACAGAGCTTCGATGGGTCGCAGCAGTTTGCGGTTCTGCCGGACACGACGAATGCAGCATACAGTTCAACGCCGAACGCGTATGTAGTTCCGGCGGGAACGGCCGGCATCACGGTTCTGACGCAATCGAACAACACCGGAGCGGCCACGAACGTTTCAGCGGGAACGATCACGCAGATCGTCACGTCAGGCATCTCGTTCGACACCGTCATCAACGCCGCGCCGTTCGAAGGCGGCTCGAATGCAGAGACCGACGCGGCCTATCGCGCGAGATTCGTCCTGTATCTCGCGTCGCTGTCGAAAGGCACGCTTGCCGCACTGCTGTATGCGGTCAACGAGGTACAGTCCGGACTTTCGCAATCGATGGTCGAGCAGCAGACCTATGCGGGCAGCGCTACGAGCGGTTACTTCTATGACGTGGTAGACGACGGCAGCGGGTCTCCGCCGTCGAGCCTGTTGTCCTCGGTCGCGACGGCCATCGATACGACGCGCGCCTTCGGTATCGCCTTCAGCGTTTTCGCGCCGGTGACTATTACGGCGAATGTCGCGATGACCCTGACAACAGCAACAGGATATGTGCATGCCACTGTGGTCGCGCTCGTACAGGCAGCTCTTACGGTGTACATACAAGGTCTTGGGCTTGGTGTGTCGTTGCCCTATTCAAGGCTGGCGCAGGTCGCCTATGATGCGTCGCCGGGCGTGATGAATGTGACGGGCGTGACCCTGAATACCGCGACCGCCGATGTGACGGCGACAGCACAATCGAGGGTTATTCCCGGCACCATGACGGTGGTGTAGCGTGGCGACGGGAGACGCTGCGGATTTCCAGCAGAGAATCATCGGGGTTCTGCCGCGTTGGTTCGGAGATGTAAGCAGCAGCCCCGTTGTTTCCGGGCTTATCGGCGCTTCGGCTTATGTCTTTGCGCAGGTGTATAGCCTTCTCGCGTATGTGCGGCTGCAGACGCGGATCAGGACGGCGACCGATGGATGGCTGGACCTTGCAAGCCAAGACTACTTCGGAAACGCGCTCCCGCGAGAGGGGAACGAAGCGGACACCGCATTTCGTGCCCGTATCCTGGCGACTCTGTTTCCGCAGCGGGTGACGCGCCCGGGAATGCTTGGCGCGTTGACTGTGTTGACCGGAACACCGCCCGTTTTGTTCGAGCCGTGGAGACCTGCGGACTGCTTCGTACTTGGCTACTCTAGTCTCGGGATCGGCCAGTTGGGGTCCTACCAGATGCCTGCCCAGGCATTCATCTCTGTCACCTTGCCGAGTGGCAATGGGGGTGCCGGGATCGCGGGTCTAGGGAGCAATTATGCAGGGCTGGGATCAGGATGGCTCGCGTTGCCGGGCGCGTCGCAACTCGCCGGATCGGTGAGTGCACAGGATGTCTATGACACGGTCAATGCATTCAAGGCTGAAGGCACGACGATGTGGGTAGAAATCCAGAACTGAAGGACGATAAATGGATCGTGTTGAAGTTTATCCGCAGCAGATACTCACGGATGCGGAGGTTCTCCAGACGGAGAAAAACGGGGTCGTCGGTCTGGGCCACTTGGCGCGCGCGGTTCTTGGGGCTGGTCCGGTGGTCGCCGGGCTCGCTTGTGCGCCAACCGCGCCAGCCTCGATGTCGGTGACCATTGCGACCGGTAGCATCTACGCGCTGGGAACGCTCGATAGTTCTGCGTACGGCTCGCTGGGAACGGACTCGTCGCAGGTCGTCAAGCAGGGAATAAACTCGGCGATCCAGACTTTCTCATGTCCTGCGCCCGTGACGACAGGTCAGTCGATCGTCTACCTGATCGAGGCGGCATATACCGATAACGATACGAACAATACGGTTCTGACGTATTTCAACTCCACGAACCCGGCAATGCCCTTCACGGGGCCGAACAACACGGGCGGGTCGCAGCCCACCGTACGTCAGGGGCTCTGCTCGGTCAATATTGTGGCGGGTGTACCTGCGGCGACGGGATCACAGACGGTTCCGGCAGCGACGAGTGGTTACACGGGCCTCTACACCGTCACCGTGGCGTACGGTGCTACGACGATCACGAGCGCCAATATCGCTCAGGTTGGTTCGGCACCGGTCCTCAATTACACGCTTCCGCAGTTGCGGCCCGGCTTCAGCAGCATGCAGGTATTCGCCGCCTCGGGAACGTGGTCGAGTCCGGTGGGAGTTACTCTCGTTGACGTGGAAATGTGGTCCGGGGGCGGCGGTGGTGGTGGAGGAAATGGCTCCAACTCCATTGCGCCCGGAGGCGGAGGCGGTGCCTATCGCCGCAGCGTTCTATCGGTTACGCCGGGGACGGCGTATGCGGTTACCGTCGGTGCGGGTGGGACACCAGGTACGTCCGCACCGACGGCTGGGGGCACCGGTGGATCGACGTCGTTCGGAGCTCTGATGTCCGTGACTGGTGGTACGGGCGGCGCTGCGACCGGAAACGGCTTGAACACGACAGGTGCGGGGGCCGGAGGAACAGGATCGGGCGGTACGAGCGGCGGAACGTTCGCCGTGAACGGCATCGGTGGGGGTTTGGGATTTGCCGCCACGAACGCCAGCCTGGGTGGCATCGGCGGTGGAACGTTCGGATCGTCGAACGCGTCGCCGAGCGGCTCTACGGGCAGTGGCGGGACATTTCCCGGCGGAGGCGGAAACGGAGCCGTAGGCATCGCTTCCGGCGGTACCGGAGCAGCAGGACTTCTGATCGTGAGGTGGTAAGTTTCGATGGTCCAATACGCGAGAGTTGTGAACGATATTGTTGCAGAAGTCTTCAGTCTCCCGTCCGGATTCACGATTGCCGAGTGCTTCAACGCCGGCATTCCCGGGACGTGGGTCGAGTGCGACGGTACGCCGGGGGTTGAGTCGAACTGGACGTACAACGGGACAGCGTTCGCTGCACCGACGGGTATGCCGGCCGCCTGATAGTTGTCCTGGAAGCGAATCGTTATTACGACCAATTCAACGCGCGTCCTCCCCGGCGTGAACGCCGTGGTTTTCCGGGCGGGAGGAAAGGGATGAATGAACGACTCTTTCGACGATCTCTATTCCTTGCCTACGTCGGGAAAAGAGTGGGACTTGGCTACCGTGAAACTCATCGTGATGCTCATGCGCAGCGACGTGTCGAACCTGAGGAAGGAGTTCGAAGACTATCGAGCCGATGCGAAGGAGGAGTTTGCGCCGAGGACGGAAGTGGCGGCTTTGCGGGAGCGGGTAAAGTTGCCGATCACGATGGTGTACGCGACGGCGGGGCTAGTCCTGACCGCAGTGCTGGGAGCCTTAGTTGCCCTTGTGGTCAAGGGACACGGAGGAGGATGATGCCACTGCACTATCGCTGCATGGCATATTGCTATGTCGTCGTGTGCGTTGCCCTGATCGGATGGATCACCTGGTGCGTAGCGGATACCGTGCCGCCCATCGAGCACGTTGCGGGCAAGGTGGTGTCGTTCGATCCCGCAACGCGGGTGGTTGTTGTCGAATGGACGGCGTTGAAGAACAGGCGCTGTCCTGGGTGGCGATCGGGGTGGATGCGGGAGACGCATTCCGAGCCGCCGCCAAGGCTTGTCGAGTACATTGATCGGGTGCGTATCGCTCCCGCTGGATTCAAAGGTACGAGTGCTCCCGAAGGGACAGTCATGACCTGGCGCACGGATGCAACGATACCTCCAAGTCTCGCGGGTCAGGACGTAATTTATGTCGCCGAGTGGGAGTATAGCTGCAATCTGTGGCAGCGGGCACTTCCCTTGGTGGTGAACTCCCCGCTGATCGAAATCCCCAGGTGAGCTACCGGCGCCTGAAGGCGGAAGGCTTGCAGTGTCACAGGCTCATGCGGCACGGGGAGGCTGACCGTTCCGGTTTTGCCGATTCAGAGATCGTAGGCAAGGGTCGACGAAGATCGCCGAAGACCGGGATCGCGGGTCTGAGGGACCGGCATTCGCCAAAAGGGAGACGAAGATGGACCTGATCGATCCGAGAACATTTGCTATCGACACGATCAACGCCGACGGCTCGACGAATGCGGTCGTCGAGGGCAAGACGGTGAAGGTGGTACTGGCGCCAGCTATCACCGCCGGTGCATACGGCGCAGGACAGGTCGTGGGTGGTCTCCTCCACTTTGCGGGTGTCGGTCGCGTGCCGAACGGCACCGGCCTGGTCACGTCTGCCAGTCTGGCCAGCAAGACGGCAACAACGGCGCAGTTCGATCTGATCCTGTTTTCCTCTCAGCCGAGCACATCGCTGGCCGACCAGGCGAACATCTCGACGGTCGCGGCCGTCGACATTTCGAGAATCAGCAAGTTCTACAGCATGACGGAGTGGACGGCCGTGGGTGCGGGAGCGTTCGGGCAGGCGCCGTCCGAAGCGCGGTTCTTCCAGTGCAGCGACCCGACAAACACCCAGGACCTGTGGGGATACCTCGTGGCACGCGGCGCGATCACCTTCGGCTCGACCAGTGACGTGACCGTCACCCTGCGCGCCGCGCAGGACTGATCATGCCCGTGATGCGCGGAAGCCGCGCTGCGGTGTTCGGCGGGATCAACGCGCCACCTGGGCCGCTGGATGTCGCCGGAGGCGCGCTCGGCGCGTTCGGTTTGCGTGCGCTGAGCCGATCGTACGCCCTGAATGGAGGGCCGTTCGCCGACCTCCGGCGCAGCACCGACAATGCTGCAATGACCGCTTACGCCATGCGGAACGGAAAATTCCCGATATCGTCGCTTCTCGCCTGGGCTGGATCGGCAAGCGTCTATGTATCGAAGTGGTACGACCAGTCCGGAAACGGCTATCACGCGGCACAAAGCACGGCGGCGAACCAGCCGATGATCGTGAACGCCGGCGCATTGGTGACGCAGAATGGGCAACCCAGCCTGCTGTTCAGCGGGAATAACAACAGCGGTTTTTCGCAGGCGCCGATTATTCCATCGATGCTGACGAACAACCTTTATCTGAATGTCGTGTTCAATCCGATCACGAAAGTCGGCGGATTGCTGTCGTGGCGCGGTGGCAGCACGAATGCCGCTGCGACCTTCAGTTGTGATACGAGTGCGGGAAACAATCCGTACATGACATACAACTGGAATGACATTGCCAGCACATGGCAGTACTATGGGCAGTCGGTCTCCCTCAACACCAATTACGTCGCGGAGGCCGCATATTCACCGTCCAGCACATCGCTTTTTCTCAATGGGTCTTCAGTGACTAACTCGGTTGCAAACACGCCCTCGCCGCCGACGAACGCATCGGGAAAGGGCCTAGATATAGCTAGCGACTACTATCAAGGGAGCCTGGCCGGAAACATCGGCGAGATAGTGATCGCGCTCTCGAGCGCGTCTCGTGCGGCAATCCACGGCAATCAGCAAGCTTACTGGGGCTTCGGATGACAGTTATGTACTACGTTTTTGCGGCGCAGGCGCAAGCCGATGTCCGGAGCGCACAGGAGGCCCTCGCGCGTAATTGCACGAGCGAGACGCAATTCTGGTGGGCGCGACAGGAGGCCGCAGATAACAGCCACTGGCTGATGCTGGTCGATGACAGCGATTATCGCGGACTCACTCAAGTCGAGATCGCCGCGTTGCTGACAGCCGCTCAAGCGACATCGGCCGGATACCTCGCTGCGTCGCCGCCACAACCGCCCGGATGAGATGCGCCGATGCGCCCGCTTCAAGCCGCCCTCGTGGCGGCTTTTTTATTGGAGCTGCTGATGGTTCGACCTGTGAACGCCGCCGCCGTAGCAATCGCCGACGCGTCCGAGGGTTGCGTGCTGCACGCCTACCGCGATCCCGCAGGTATCCTGACAGCGGGGTATGGCCATACCGGCCCCGACGTCCGCGCCGGCATGGAGATCACTCGGGCGCAGGCGGACGCCTGGCGAGCGGCGGACATGGCGCGCGCCGCAGCGTTCGTTGAGGCCCATGTACGCTTGCCGCTGAACGACAACCAGTTCAGCGCCCTGGCGGAGTTCACCTATAACGTCGGGGTCGGCAACTTCCTCGGCTCGACGCTGCTGCGGCGCCTGAACAAGGGCGATTTCGCGTCGGTGCCGACGCAGTTGCTGCGCTGGAACAAGGCCGGCGGCAAGGTGCTGCCCGGCCTGATGGTACGGCGGCAGCGCGAAGCCGCCCTGTTCGGCGGGCCTGTCGGCGACGGCAGCAAGCAAGCAGGACAGTCCATCATCGCCAGCGTACCGGCGGCGACTGACAGCTTCGACGCCGCGACTAATAGCCTTGAAACTCCGACCAAGCCCCAGCCGCCGACGCTGATCGAGCGCATCCGTGCGTGGCTTGCCGGTGCAGATCGTCTCCCGTTGCCCGCTCAATGAGCTACGTCGAGGATGATCCTGATCCGGACGACGTGGATGACAACGTACCGGGTTGGTTGTCATGGCCGAACCTTCCGATCATCTCCTTGACGCTGGGTACCGTACTTGGCTGGTATCGTGCATGGAGGAATCGGTGAAGATCGTCGAATTCCTCGTCAGTCATATCCACTCGCATAGTGTCGCTGGTATTGCCCTCGTCGGCGGATTCGTAGTTTATTCCCTCGTTCATCCAGAGGCATTCACGCCCGCGAGCTATACGGAATGTGCGTGCGGCTTTCTGGCCGCTCTCTCCGGCACGTCCGCCGCGAAGGCTTATAGCCAGCACAAGATGCGCAGCAGCGTCCAGGCGCCGGAGTCGCAACCCCGCCCTTTATCGCCAACCAACCTGAAGGATTGACTATGCCCAAGCTCTCTCAAATTCTCCTGTCTGCCGCGACCAATGCGGCACCGATCATCACCGAGGTCACCGCTATCATCGGGGTGCTCGAAGCCGCCGAGCCT